GTTAAATTGAACGCGGTGTTTCCTTGGAGCCACTGTGGGAAAATCCTCACAGACTCTCGGGAATGCCCCTCAAGCCATGATTTTCCTAGCAAGCTCATTGCCGTTCCTAACACGGCTAAGAGCCCTAGGTTGATCGCTGCCGAACCGACTGAACACCAATGGTGTCAACAGTTGATTCGGCGATTCCTAGAGGATCGTATCTCCGGGTTGTTTGGTCGAAATTTCATCGACTTCACTTCTCAGAGTTCCTCCGGGACCATGGCCCTGCGTTCATCCTTGACGCGCGAATGCGCTACCGTTGATCTCTCTTCGGCAAGCGATCGGCTATCCTGTTACGTAATAGAGCGGGTATTTCGTAGAAATTCTACGTTATTGTCTGCTCTACACGCGTCCAGGACGAGGTGGGTTGTTGATTCGTTATCTTCAACCAGAACTGGCTTTGCGAATAATTCAGGTCGCAAGCCCGGTACTGAGGTTAAATACCTCATCCCGAAGAAGTTCGCCTCGCAAGGAACTGCGGTTACGTTTCCGATACAAACCTTAGTATTCTTCATCGCTGCTCTCACTTCAAGTGGAGTAGATTTGAAGAAGCCTTCGGACCTTTTCTTAACGAGAAAGGGTTTCGATGGTGGGTTAGGAAGGTTACGTAACAAGCTCCGAGTGTTTGGGGATGATATTATTCTCCCCACACACGGGTATGCATCGCTAACAAGGCTCCTCACACTTCTCCGGTTGAAAGTCAATATGGATAAATCTTTCCATAAAGGCTACTTCCGTGAGTCATGTGGGCAGGATGCTTATAAGGGTTACGATGTAACTCCTATAAGACCCGAGTCTTTAAGCGACGATGGACCCACACTACGGAACGCTATCCTAGACTTCTCCAACAACCTTTTTAATAAGGGTTATTGGTATGCCGCAGATAGTGTTCGTTCGGCAGTTGGAAACCACCATTTTTGGCGGAATCTTCCGACCGTGGGTCGTAGTAGTGGGGTCGTGGGAATGACCTCTTTCTGCGGAAGCGATGTTGCGCATCTCAAATCGAGATACAATAGATCGCTCCAACGTTATGAGGTGCGGAAATGGACTTTTAGGGCCATTTCACGCCGTAAGCAGACTCACGACTATCCTGGATTGCTTCAGTACTTCACTGAGCAGCCATCTCCCCTTGTGAAATGGGAGCATGGTATCCAGGAGAGACCGAAGACCAGTGATGGTCTTCGGTGGGAG